CCAGCTATTACATCTATTATCGCCATTATCGTTGGTGGACTTACATCATTCAATATTTGCGACATTAAATCCGTTATACAAAAAGGGATGCTCATTCGTAGCACGGAACACGTAGCTAATTTAGCTAAAACTGTTTCAAAATTCCTTTTTGAAGATCTGTTACACTTAGATTTAACGGGTGACCAAGAAGCACATTTGGAATTACATAAATGGGCGAAGAGATCGGCTGAATTAGCTGTCTTACCATATCTGGACTTCCTTAAAGATCGTGCATTATTACTAGAACTTAATATGGCGGTGGACAAAACACTACCAGTTATAACTCATAAATATGAATCCAAAACTTTATCATTGACATCTAAAACTGCTTACTCCTTAATATTGCAGAATATGCAAAGATTAACGGATAAATTATCAGCTATTAAAATCATATTAAGTGCCGTAAAACGACAAGAAACACTAGGTGTATTATTCTCTGGAGAAGCATCCGTAGGAAAATCATCTTTATCAGTTTACTGTGCACGTAAAATGGCAGAAAAACTTGGATATAGTCCAGAGTTATACAACATGAACATGTCCCGTAAAGATGGATATTATGGTCCATATGGTGGTCAAGATTTCGGAACTATCGACGAATTTATGGCATTAAGGAAAGATGATCCTAATTTACCACAATTGAATCAAATTCTATCAGGAGATCACTTTAACTTAGAAGCAGCTCACATTGAAGGCAAAAATCAACCAAGCGCACTTAAGTGTGTTTTCTTAACATCAAACAATATTTGCCCAAGTATAGTTTCGGTTTTAGACACAGCCGCCGCTCAAGCAACATGGGATCGTATTCTTCGATTTGAAGTTATTGATCCATTAGTTAAAGGACGACAAGGAATGAACACACATCGTAAACCTGATTTTTCCCATCTACGCTTCAGATTTGTAGTTAATACGCGTGAATTAACGCCAACAAATATTAAATATCAAGATATTACAATTGATGAAGTATTGGGAATGATCATGTTTCAAATCGCGAAGCGTGAATTAAATTTCATTAAACAACATTCATTAACTTCAGCTTTGGAAAGTGAAAAAGAACAACTCACATTGCGTACGCAATTTTTGGATAAAATCAATGCCAAAAACCAAGCTAATAATGGTGGTCAAGTTTTTAAAGTGGTCCGCATTCAAGGTCCACTTAAAACTGGTAAAACACGTTTAGCAATCAAAATTGCACATAAAATTAC